GGGAACCTTCCAAAATGGAAGGTTCCCCTTTTTTACGTTTAATATGGATGCCTAAAGGACCGAAAGTCCTCATAATTTCAGAAAGTCATGAAGATTGAAATGAAAGATCTCTTGATTCACAAAACTATCGGGGCGATAATTAAAAAACCTCAATCAAAACTCATAAGTTTATACAAAGGGACAAAACTTGATAAATCCAACGAATATATTCGAACGTTACTACAATTCAAACCAAAAGAAATCAGAAATATTCGATCGATGTTTCGAGGTGATTCTATTATTCGCGTCGAATCAGACGAATACATGTCTCGATTTTTTATATCGAGTATGAACAATAAAGGTAAATGGGTGGTAAATACCGTGCGAAATTACAAGAAGATAAATCCGAAAATGCATTTACCTACGCATTTGAACGCGGATGACTTATACAAATCGGTGGATACGAACATGATCGTGCATTCGGAAAACAATTACCTTGGAGCTTTTCTGAAGAAATGGTTCAAAACTAACAATGTTCAAGAATTGTACGGCAAGGAGATGACTGTTCGGAAGATCCACGCCAGGGATATGATCAACGTCATGAAGATATTCGAAATTAGCATCTTCCACAACGATGATAACGAATGGTCTAATACAAAATGCGTGGGAAAGATCATCACGAATGGAATTCATTCTGAGCTGATTAACTTTGAAAAGATCGAATTCTTACTCAAAGGAGTTAATTGTCGTCTCTACACACAGAGACAATATCTGTATATCGAGTTCTTCGACGCAAAGGGAAAAGTACTATATGTGATATCCCAGCGTTCTGAGAAACACAAGTACAAGCCTAATTGTGCATTCATAAATAGATGCCTCTTAGATTTTTATAAATGATTTCAAATGATTTGTTACTCCTTTAATCAATGGAGGGGGGACGGCGTTTCCGATTTGTATCACTTGTTCTTTTACGCTTCCCGTTAACTTGAAACTCTTCGGAAATCCCTGTATTTGTTTCAATTCGTGCGGAGAGAGACATCTTAGAAAGCACCCGTTCTTATTTTTTAACGGGACGAACAATCGCGGTTGATGGTCGTATGTACATATGATTGTTTTTGAGGCTTGTCTCACGTCTATAATCTCTCCAAATATTGGCGACGATCTTTTTCCGAACGAAAAACTAAAACGCCCAGCTTGTTTACCTTTATAGATTGGATTTTCTGTATCTATTAATCTTTGTAAATATGGATGTACATTGTTCGATGTTTCTTCGTTTTCCAGATTCGTCATTATACATTCTTCGGGAATACCTTCGAACATTTCTTCGTTAACTTTTGCCGCGCCGTTCATATCAAACTCGACTATTTTTTTCAAATTCAATATCTTTTTGGATGGATTTGGAAAAGACAATTCTCCTTCTACGTCTGATCGTTTTCCTATGATTATGAGTCTTTCTCTGTCTTGTGGGACTTCGTACTCGCTACATTTCAGAACTTTGTAAATACATTGATATCCAATTTCCGCGAAAGCCTGTATGATCACGTCTATGAACTTCTCTCCCGAATTTGTTTTTCTACTCAATAGTCCTTTGACGTTTTCGCCGATGATAATTTTCGGTTTTGACAATTTCGTCATGCGGACAAACTCTTTGAATAATTGTCCGCGTGGATCGTTGTTGTCCTTTTTACCCCCGTGGCTGAAACTCTGACACGGAAATCCAGCGAAAAGAAAATCCAATTTATTTTCATACTCGCTCATTTTGTCGTCTTTTATTTTTGTAATGTCCCCTCCGATTAATTCGCACGTTTTGAAATTTTTGTCGTGAGTATTTCGCATTGGTTCTTTCAGCTCGGAATAACAAAGAACGTCGACGCCTGCGCTCGTCATGCCAAGAGTGTCACCACCACATCCGGAAAATAAAGACGCTGCAGTCGGCATATAGTATTAATATAGATAGGAATTTTTAAGTTATTTTTCAGCGCATTAAAATAATAATAATAATAATGGTGTCTGCGTCTGTTCCCAACAAATTACGAATTTCACCGAAAAATAAGAGACATTGTGCAGAAAAGAATGAAGGAGAACAAATCGAAACAATCATTCGTTATCTCAAAGAAAAAACACCCGAAGGTGTTATAATGGAAAATCAATTTTTCAAACAATTCAATCGTAAAATATTTGACGCTAGAAAAAGGAAAGGAAATATAAATGAATATAAAGGAAAACGAGATGGATGGGATTTGGAACTCAATATAGGTTCAACAAAAAATACAGCACAATGGAAAAAAGTAGAAGCTAAATCTTCAAAAGATCCAAAAAAGAGACAGTGGTGTATAAAGAACATCCAAAGCCCAGATCTTCATCCGTGGAAAATAGGTGTTCAATTTAAAAACGATCATTTGCAACACTATACATTTGAATCAGATTATTTAAAGAAATATTATAGCAAATTTATTGAATCTGAAATAATCAGAAAATTATATAAAATTGACGAAAAATTTGAAACGCCAAATTTTAAAGATTGGAAAAAGGATATGCTTAAAACAGGCAATTATAAAACAACTTTCATGAAAGAATACAAACGAAAACATAAATTAAATGGACAAAAAATAAAAAAAGAATTGGATCCCATTCGAAAGAAATTTCATTCGGAATACACAATACCAGATGAAGATAACTTCAAAAAGGAAATTATTGATACATGTAAAAAAGCTTTTAATAATAAAGATTATTGGTTGAATATTTGTGGATGGGAAGGAAACGCATGTTTATCGAAGATAAAGCCGCATAATACAAACTCTCCTATAAATTCAAATACAACGACTGTATTTAGATGGTTCGATGGATCCTTTTACAAAGATCTTTTCAAAAACATTTCACATAATGATTTAGAAATCAAGAAGAAAAAATCAGTCAATTTAGTTCGTGAAATCAATATTAAGAATTTGAACTTCAAGTTCGAAGTTCAAACTCATTTTAAGAATCAAGTATCCAATATCAGTCTGGATTTTAAGTAAAAAAGATACATTTGATTTAGGCGCCTAAAGAATAAGGCTTTTTCCAATAATGGAGCTAAAGAAAATTATCGATGAACTTGCAAAAAACATTCAAAGTAATTTACCTTGGGATAAACTAATATGTAGAGACGGTGAAACCCAGAAAAAAGAACGTAAATATATACCCACGTTGATAGAAGAAATAGAAAAATTAGGAGGTACTATTGGATCTCATGCTGGTAGTCAAGAACCAATGGATCTCCGAGATGTATCATTCGTATCTAGCACAGGGAATATATTTAAGTTTGATCTGGATGGTAAGTCTGTCAATTCTGGGTTAAAATTCAAGTTTAATGATTCTAGACCGAAACTTGATGGATTTTATTGTTTTATTAAATGTGATACAAAACAGGTAATTATGAAATCAGGTGAAGAAATTTACAGAAATATGTTTGTTGATAATTATGACGAATTTATTTTAAAATTAGAAACACATGAACAATTAGTTAAGAAATTTCGGGATGTCGAACCATTCGGTAATGGTTCTTCATATATAACTTCGTACGCTAGATTATCTTGGGATGTAAAATTAGATCCAAGTGATTTTGGTATTGATGTTCGCACCAAAAAGAATTTTATAGAACTCATCATCAAACATTTCGATGGAAAATGGCCATCAAAAGTAAATCATGAGGGGTATTGTAATAAGAATTCAAAAAAAGAGGATCTTAAAAAGTTCTGGGAGCATATATCAAAGCAATCAAATCAATAGACTTAGCAAAAGAAACTATTTAAATATTAAAATAACCATTAAATCAATGTACGGTCATTTACAAAGCACCCAAGAAAACGTCGGTCGTTCATAAAAGGGTCATAAAAGCGTTTAGACGTGTATGAGGAAAGGAAGATTATCGATGGATTGCGCCTAAAGAATAATCAATCTATCATCAATAATGTATTCTTTATTTACTCTCGCATTGCATAAAATAAAGAATCCAGAGTCGCGGAAACGTGCTGTATATTTGTTATGCCAATCTCTACCTGAAATTCATTTCCCAAACGATGCGATAGAAATAGTAGAGTCTCGAGTAATAAAAAAGAAAATAGAGCTATACGTGAACGATAGATACGGCACCGACCTATGTCTGATTCTTTTTACATCTCTCGGGCACATAGATATCAAGTTTCATAAGAAAAGAGAATTTTCCGTCGACGTTTTGGTTTTTAATACACGATTTGAAAGAATAGGCCATGTCCGTTTCAAAAAAAATGTACTTAAAGAACCTTTTGTACAATTCGTTCTCTTTCATTTTCCACCTTTGATACTTAATTATATCAAAAATGGAATGCGAAAGAAATGGTCCATCATTCAGCCGTTCGCCTTCGAGGTGGCCAACCTTCCCAATATTTCTAAACGATTGAAAATAGGAACCTCTCATAATTCAAAATCTTTCCATTATATTGCATAATTTTCACTTTTTTTGGCCATTTTTGAAATAAATTTTCGACCACTCTTTAGAATAGATTATCAAGCGGGGAGGCACTTTTGAACGCTCAAAAAATGCTGTTTTTTTAGCTTTTTTTTATAAGTGTCTATATATTATTTTTTGTTTTTTATAAAATGTTATAATGTATATTTTCTTTTTTATATATTAAATTAAAAATTTTATATGAACTCTCTCCCTAATATAATATGGTAAATATGGTGAAATTGGTAATTATGGTAATTTATAAATAAAAATATAAGGTAATATAAAATGATCGAGTGTCAGAGATGTCACCGCGAATTCCCTTTTCAGTGGAAATTAGAACGTCATCTGGCTCGGAAATTCCCTTGTAAAAGAATACAAACTCAAAATCAGGAGAACGATACTCAATATCAGCAGCGAGCTACTCAATATCAGGAGAATGATACTCAAAATCAGGAGATGGTCCCTCAAAATAAGGAGAATATAATCAGTTGTAAATTGTGTCTAAAAGAGTTTTCATGTGTCAAATTGTTAAATAGACATACTCCACGTTGTAAGATGAGTAATGATTATGTAAGAGAATTAGAAATAAAATTAGGTATTAAAGTTTATAGTATTCCAAGTGAAATATGTAGATTTTGTAATCAATCATTCAGTAAAATTTATTTACCAAGACATAACCCAATATGTAAAGCCAAACAAGAGTACCAAAAACAATTAGAAAAACAATTGGAAGATATTGAAAGTGTTAAAACGAAACCAAAAAGAAAGAATTTTACGCAGAGGGCAAGAATGATAATCGCATCACGACAAGATTGGAAATGTAATTTGTGTGCAGTTACCCTGAACGAGACATTTCAAGTAGATCATATAATAGAAATAGCAGATGGAGGAGAAACTGTATTAGAGAACGGACAAGCATTATGTCCCAATTGTCATTCGAAAAAAACACACACCAATTGGTTAATCCGAGAAAATATATAAGGTGGGATTGGTGTTTTTTGGTGACTTAAGATTAAAATCTTTTCTAATTTAAATGGTTCAATGTGAAAGGTGTCACCGAGAATTTCCTTTTCAATGGAAACTAGATCGTCATCTGGCTCGGAAATTTCCTTGTAAAGAAGTAAAGACCCATATCGTGGAAGCAATACCTCAAATCAAGGATGAATGTTCTCAAATCAAGGATGAATGTCCTCAGAATAAGCAGTATAATTGTCAATATTGTAATAAAGAATTCAATAGAGTTGATAATAAGAATAGGCACGAAAATAGTTGTATTTTACAAGAAGATTGTGTAAGAGATTTGGAAATAAAATTAGGCATAGAACTTCCCGTATTTTCAAATACAAAGTGTAGATTTTGTTTGAATGAATATAATTGGTTATCAAAACACACTCCAGTATGCAAATCCAAAAAAGATTATAAACTACAACTGGAAAAGCAGCTAGAAGAAAAGCATGCGAGAGCTGTTGGTGGAACAACTACGGCGCACACTATAAATAACACTACAAATAATAACAATACTAAAATAAACGATCACAGTACGACGAATAACATAACACAATATATAACGGTGAATCCGTTCGGAAAAGAGAATATGGAATATATTACCAGAGAAGTGATTCTCAAGTTGTGTCGAAAGGCGAACTTCAGAGACGAGATCATTCCGAGATTAGTAAAACAAGTGCATTGCAATCCTGACCATCCTGAAAACCACAATCTATTGATAACGAATTTGAGAGCGGCGCACGGAACGGTGTACGACGGCGAGAACTATATAGCGGAAACGTCGAAAGATATCATAGATAAAGTGATGGATAACGTGACGGATCACTTGACGACGGCGGCGTATATGGATAACGACGATGGAAAGTTCAATCCGTACGAGAGAGCCATAACGAGGTTGGAGGAAGATATAGGTGACGAGGATTCTAAATTCAAGAGGGAACAGAGAACCAAGGTCAAAAGAAATATTTACAATAATCAAAAGATTTTGCAAAAGACGAGGAGAACCGTAGAAGCGCAGGAATAAAAGTATTAATCCGAATCGCAATCACGAGGAGTATCAAAGCTCATCATTACAAATGAAAAGTCGCTTAACGAATACGGGACTTTGTATGTAAAAGATGTGTCTTCTCAGCATTATCAATAAAGCTCCAGATAAAGATCTTGATTGCGTCTGCGGCGTGTACGGTCTAAACGTGAGTTCCAGGTTGGAAAACGCGTGTAGGTTGTATAAATGGGCGGATACTTTGGAAAAACAAATCCAACTTATCGAAGATCTTCAACTTTGTTTAGAATGCGATATTCTCGATCATTAACTGTGTAATTTTATTCTTTGTTGATTCAAAATATTGCCTAGAAGATTCATTCTACGTACTGAACCCGTGCTTATTAGTCAATTCTACAGATCTTAAAAACTCTTCCATGTTTAATTATAGCATATATATTTTTTTAACGAATCAGCTAATTTTTGTCATTTTTCATTAATTCGTTAAAATACTCAACTTGCCTAAAGAACCTTTACATGCTATTCATTTAGAACATAATCCCAAATAGCAATTGGATAATACTCAACTTGCCTAAAGCACCTTTACAGGCTATTTATTCAGAACATAATGACTACATTTGAAGAAATTCCATACTGGGCTCGCAGCTTCGCGGACGCCAACGTAAGCCCGAATCCGGATGTTTTTATTCGATATTCGAATAACACCAAAGCAGTCAAAGAGACATATCAATTCATGTTTCCTCATCAAAACGTGGGGCAAAATAAGAAGATGTGGGACGTGTATCGCAGCCGAGGAGAAGATTATCGCATAGAATTCTATAATCGTCTCCTGGCTCAAATTCAACGTATTAAATCGGAAGAGCAAAGTCGCGTTCAATTATCCGAACAAGAAGTAACGAAGAGACAATTGGAACAACAATTGTTCGATTTAAATACGGAGCTCGCCAAGGAAAAGATAGAGCACCAGAAGTACAAGATCAATTTTGAAAAAGCCATGGCCGCTATTTCACAATTGAATGAAGATAAACAACGTCTGATGGTGCAAGTGAGCACATACAAAGAGATATTTAGTGAAATGCGAGGAAATAGAATGCAAATTGACTAGTTAATTTTTAATTTTCACCTAAAGAATTACGACGTTAGATAAGAAAGTATGGCGACCATCGTGGCCCGATCACGGAATTCGCGCGGAATAGTGCGTCAAAATAATAAGCCGCGGATTCGAATTCGCAGGACGAAATTCGGAGACACGTCTCCTGAGTATAATTATGCACCCAAAATATCCCAAATGGAGTATTGTCAGATGAATAATAACGAGTACTTGGCTGATTATTTTAGCGAAGAATCAAAATTCACGGACGATCCAACGAAAAAGATACACTATGATTACGTCTGTCAACTATTGTGGAATACAAATATAGACATTGGATCCGTAGATGATTTCAAAAAAATGTTAAAAGATGGAGGGTATAAACATTCAAAAGGATTGGTCGCACATTACAAAAACGCAGAAAACGTGAAAGACGATATCTTGAAATATATCTAAGTCACAACATATTTATTGGAAGAACTGGTGGAGGAAAATAAGGATTTCGCAACTGCGATTCCAACATAGCGACGCGACGTTCGAGAGATCTTATATAATTGAGCAAGTTATGATAGTCCACTTTTGATATGTCCATTATAATAAAAAGTTTTTTTAATTTAGTACTCAAAATTTAAACAAAGATTTAGTTTCTATTCTTTGAGTCAATTTTTTCAGCGCAATCGTAAGTTGAGATAATTCTTTTTCAATTTTAAGAATTTTATAAGATAATAGATTGTTAGTTTTGTGAATAGACTCCTTTATGTCTTGCGCTGATATTGCCAAATCTTTCAGAGGTTTTTGAAGTGGAATCAGATTATCGGTAAAATCGTAAGAGTTTGGCTTTCTTATATTTTTTCTAAAAGATGTATTCGTAGTGGGTGTTTTAGACATCATCATAAGTCTCATTATTATATTGAATTCAGCCTTATTTTTAAATATAAATCTAAAGAAATCTTTCAATTCAATATAAAATGTACGTCGCTTGCATTAAAGTGGTTTCAAATTCTGGAAAATATATTAACAATAACGTCAAAAGAAGCGGAGCCTCTTATGTCACGAAACGACCAGCATCTTCTCGTTTGTCTAAAACCAAATATAAAGAGATACTCGAATCTATTGAAAAACTTGACAAAGATTTAAAGATATTACGTATATTGGTTGAGACCATTCAAAATCTAATTAAAGAAAATAAATACATGGGAGAATCTGTTATACCGCCAGAAAATCGTCCTAATGATATTCTCGAGGAAATCGTGTCAAAGAAATAATAGAGATACAAGAAAAAAACATATTTAAGAAATAGTTCATTATTTTTTATTAGGTATGACACATATACTAAATTTTATAAAAGGTTTATTCGGTTCAAAAAGAAATTTAATTAAACAAATTGAAAGAATAAACGAACGCTTGGAATTTTTAGAATCGAAATTCTCAGAACACGAGAAAATAAACGAACGCTTGGAATTTCTAGAATCGAAATTCTCAGAACACGAGAACATAAACGAACGCTTGGAATTTCTAAAATTGAAATTCTCAGAACACGAGAACATAAACGAACGCTTGGAATTTCTACAATCAAAAATCTTTGAAATCGAAGAAAATATCTACGAAGACGAAGACGAAGAAGAAAATGAAATTGTTAAAACGGTCTAATAGCTTGGTGTATTTATTAATTTATTAATAATCAAATCTTTTAAAAGGAAAATCAAGGAAAGAGTAAAGAAGAAGAAGGGGAAAGAGAAAAGAGAAAGAAAGGAAAAAAGGGAAAATCAGGGTGGGGAAGGATTAAAGAAGAAAATAAGAACATC